GGCCGGATACTTTTGGCAGGCATACCGCGCCGGCGATCTTGGCAGCATGGCCGAGGTTCTGCAGGAAAACAACGTCGACCTTTCCATCTCCTCCGCTCCCGATCCCCAGCTTCACCGCGCCGCGCGCACCAAAAAAGGCGGAGTGCACAAAAACTACAGGGCCCGTCAACTCGTCCTCCAGGAGAACAAGCTCACCGGCTACATCGCCCAGAAAAAGAAAATGGTCGGCTTTGCAAAATCCGGCTGGGCCAAGGCCGCCGACGATTGCGGCGGGCATCGCGGAATCCTTGCCTGGGCATCGTCCCGCCACAAAGGCTCCCACGGATCTGCCATCATCGATCGCAGCCCCTTCGCTCCCAAGGTCACGCTCGAGAATCACGTCACCTATATCACCGACATTCTTCCGGACAATCAGGCTCAAAAAGCCGTATCGGATGCCTACGAAAACAGCCTCAAGAAAATCCTCATTGCCGTCAAAAAATCCATCCGCTCCCACCCCTACGGCCGCAAAGCCGCCTGATTCTTCCTTTCAGCTTTTTAGCTTTTCAGAATTTTAGCTTATACCTCCATGATCGAATACACTCCAGAAGACCAGCTTGTCTCCGACTTCGTCACATACTGGAACGAAAACCGCCCCACCGGCGTTCCGCTGGCCATCCCCTTCGTCCACTTCCGCCGCACCGAGACGCGATTGATGTCGCGGCTGACGCGCCTCTCACCGGTATCCTGCGCGGCTCGGGTATCACCGAAGGGCTGGGTACGCCGGGCAAGCTGGACGGCCGCCAGACGCGCAAGGGCGATGATTTCCTCGGTGAGGGTGCGCCCGGTGATGCGCGCGAAGTCGGCGACGCTGCGGGCGACGACGTCTTGATTGGAAAGGGAGAGCTTGATCATCGGTCAGACGGTTCGCAGCGGAGCACCCAGGCGGACTCATGAGGACGATCCGGGCTATCCATGACGGTGAGGCGGACGACGCTGGTGGGCGAGGCCAGCCACTCGAGGCGAGTGCCGGTCTCGGGACGGGTGGCAAGAAGAGCCTTCTGAATGCGGAAATAACGGATGCCAGACGGGGATTTTCCGCCATCGCCGAGGTATTCCATCATGGCGGCACCGCCGACACAGGTGCAGTCGTAGTTCTCACCATTGATCCGCACGGTGCCAGGGAAAAGCCCGTCGAGCGTGGCATCGACGCTGGCTTGAAAACGAGTGAGCTGGGCGAGATTCATGGCCATGATGGGAGGGGAAAGTCAATGGGTGGAGGAGGCATAAAGTTTCCGGAATAAAGGATTTAGGGCGGAAAGTTTTCCGATGAATCAACTGTTGTGCAGAGAATGAAGATTCACGCCCGTTCCGCGACAATCGACACATTCCACAAGCGTCTCGCATTCCGAGAATGATCGCGTGCCGGTTCCCTCGCACTCCTCGCATACGATCATCATTGTCCGCTCTGGCTTGCAGAGCCATTCGCCAGCATTCAGTCTAGCCGTTTGCCCGTTCATTGTCGGGCATTTAGGGAAGGCTCGGTTGGCGTAGGAGAGAAGGCACCGCATCAGATTTTCTGCCTTCTTCATTTCCTGTTCGTGATTGTATCGCATCTTACCGATGGTCACTCGGTAGTGGTCTATCGCCTCTTCCATTTGCTCCATTGCATCATAGATGGGCTTCACGTTGGCGATGCAGCCATCCACCATTGATGCTTCAATGGCAGCGTAGCTTTTTGGGTGGTCGTAGCGGTTCATGTTTTTGATTCAGCGTGTAGGATGCGCTGCCCCCGTTTGATTTCACCATGTCCAGGTCGTTGCCCAGAAGTCTCCAGCGTCTCCCTTTCCTGCTTTGCAGTGTTTCCGAAGTTCCACTTTCGTTCCTTCGACCATGGCTAGTGCTTTCGCGTGGGCGAAGGCTTGCGCGCGGTTCATCCATCCAGTCCAGATCACGTTTTGTTTGTTTTGCTTTTTCATATTGTGGTGTTGGTTGACACGCGCAATCTGTCTGCATTGCGGACACTTGGCAAGATTTATTTTCTGCATTGCATACTTTTTTTTCTGCGGTAGGATTTGCACATGTCCTTCGCTGATTCTCTCGCCCCGTATTCCGCTGCCGTGATCGTCGCGGCGTTGGGTTGTCCACGGCAGACCGCCTATGCGTGGCTCGATGGCTCCCGCAAGCCGCCCATGTGGCAGCAACAGCTTTTCCTTGCCGTCATCGTCCGAGAAGCGAAGAAGCACAACAAGACCGTGATGCCAACCGATACTAGCCGGTCGGCCACCAAGGCAGGGATTAAGCGTAAGCGCGGCTAGCATCGGTGGCATACGTTAGACGTAGCCGGACATGAAGAATCCCCCATGTCCGGCCTGTTTGGTCAGTCGAGGATTTCCCAGTCTTCGGCCAGCAGATCACTCTGCGAAGCCAGCCAGCCCGTGAGCACCTTCTTGTCAGCCGTGAACATCCGCACGCTTCCCAGCGCATCGAAGGTTTCACCGCCGACTTCCGATTCGATCACCGCACGAAGCGCGGGGTCGTGTATCACTTTCGTGGGGATGCCATCGCCAGCGGGAAGCAGGAAGAGGAACATTCCTTTTCCGTTCCAGCCTGCGCGGCGCACACGTTTTCCAGCCTTCAAGGCTTCTACTGCATATCCAATGTCTGGTGTTCTCATTTTGTTTGTCTTTTGGTTATCCACCGCGCCTCGAACGGCTAACAAGCCGGTCGAGGCAACGGCGGTAAAGTTTCTAGTCGATGTCGGCATCCTTCGCGCCGTGCCTCACCTCTGCGTTCCCCCGATCACACCCCCAAGTCGCCGCAGCCATGGCCGCGAGCAGACCGAAGAATGCAAGGAGGTCGCCCACGCGGGCGAGTAGGTCGAGGAGTAGGTTCATGGTATCAGGTTCTTCACTTTGCCGGGGTTTTCTCGTCGGCGGATGCCATCGCTAGACGTTCCCATACTCCCCCTGCCACATCGCGGCCATTTCGGCCTTGGCTATGCAGTATTCGGAAAACAAATCCTTCATGCCCGCTAGAAGTTGATCGGTGTAGTCATCACGGGTGACGGTTACGAGGAGCGACGGCACGCCAGGGCAGAAGCTGATGAAATCCCAGCGATCTAGTCCGGTGATTGCCATGCTGCCGTGAACTTGGCACTTGTGCTGGTCTGGAATCTCTCCCGCGCGAAGCCATTTAATGTGAGTCTCGGGGATGGGGCATTTTATTTCAAGGCCGTGCAAATAATCAAAGGTCAATTCGCCATCAACCACGATGCTTGGAACATGGATAAGTCCATCCGGCGAAGCTCCGAACATTCCGGTTTCATCGGTGATGAATCCAATCTCGGCAACGTCAACGCCGTGCTTTCTTGCGTAGTATGCCCGCGCTTCCGGTTCAAGCGCGTTACCACGTTGCACAGGGATATTGTAATCAAACGATTTCAGTTCCTTCTCGCGGATTTGTTGAAGGAAGTCGAATCCGGCCAGCGTCGGGTCATCATAGATCGGCGCGGCTAGCTTCTCGGCAAGGAACGTCTCGCGGGATTTGCGTGCCGTCGCGTCGGATTTCGTCATCCAAGGCGCAAGCTCGCTTGCTGTCAGGAAGCACTTTTTCCTAAGTGCAAACCATTCGGGGGACTTTTGGGCGCAGTTGTGAACCTTCATGATTGCTCCTTTCTAGCGGCAAGCATCGCGTCTGCGTAAGCGTATGCCGTCTTGCCGATTGTTTCGTCGTCGCAGTTTGTGTGAAAGTCGCCGCGATGATGATTGCAATACGACATCATGCCGGACAAAGCCATTCCCGCAAACCAGTCGCGCAGGGCCATGCCTTCGTAATTCGGACCAATCTGCCCGCTGCAATCCGTTGGGGTGAAAGGAAACGCGGGGCCACCGTCGCTTATCGTGTTCATGATTCACCTCCCGCTTGATAAGTTCCGGTGAGAATTGCCATGCGGTTGGCATGAATGGGCCGCAAGACTTCGACCGGAGCGGAGACGATTTGCACCCCGGATTGCAATAGGCCGGCGGCACGGCATAGCGGCGCAAACTTGGCGTTGGACGAATCATTCTCGGCCAGCGTATCGCGGATTTCGGCAAGCAGTTGCGTGCGCTCGGTTTCGGTTGAGACTTCGACGGGCGATTCCGTGACTGGTTCTCCGTCCGGTTGCGCGGCTGGCGTTTCAACCGGGGACTCGGCAGACTTATCCGCAAACGGGTTTGTATCGCTGGCGACCTTGCCGGAAACTTCGGGTTTCCCAGCGTTGAAAACATCATCGACGGAAACATCCCCGTCTTTAATTGCGGTTGCGTAGCCAATGAGGATTTCAAGGTGTTCAAGCTGGATGTCATCGACAGCGCGGACTCCAAGAGCTTCGCAAACCTTTTCTTTCGAGACTCCCAGCTTGGCAAAGTGGTCAATGCTCCCGGCGCGGCGTTGCACAAGGCTTTTGCTGTCACCGATCGCAAGGCGCTTGGCGGCGTCATACACAGGCTTGACCAGTGCCAGCGGAATCACACGAAAGGCGGCATTGCGGAGCGCGATGGAGCAAGCGGCGTTTCCCGTGGTGGCAATCATGTCGTCGCTGTATCGCCGTCCCTCCTTGGTCGTCACCCGGCGTTTGACCTCGATGGAAATGACCACGTTGTTTTCAAGGTCATGGACCACGCCTTGGGCCGTGATAAACTTGCCGTCATCATCAATGATGCGCGATCCGGCCCGCAAATGCTGGTAGCAGGAAAGTGCGATTTCAGCAAGGCGAACAGACGGACCTTGCAACGGCTTCCCGTCGCCTCCCTTGCGTCCTGGCAGCGTGTAGAAGCATCCTGCGGCGGTTTCCTCGTCCAGCGTGGCAAAGGAAAGCATCCGCTGCTTCACAAGCGAAAGCTGGCGAGGATAGCGGCGAGCAGTTGCAATCTGCATGTCGATTTGAGCGCGTTCAAGTTGCGCGATGGCGGAAACGTCGATTGCTTCGACTTCGATGGTTGTTTCTTGTGTCATGTTTTTTGTTTGGTGAGTGGCATCCCCTGCGCCCGCCGCAGCTACCGTTTCCCCCCGGAGCGGAGGCAGCCGACGCAAGGGAAAGGGGTTATGCGTAAGGATTCATTGCTTCCTTGGCGTCGGATTCAAGTTTTGCGAGCGTTTCCGCAAGCTGCCGGTCATATGACTCCTTGGCGCGAGGATTAATCAAGCAAAGCCTGGTATGATCGGACTCCGCTTTGATGGCGTCATGGACTAGTGCTTCCAGATTCTCAAGCTCAGGATGACAGGATGGCGGTTCCCATTTTGATAGCGGAGTTTCCGTCATGACATAGCCTTTACCAAGGCAATGGCCGCATTGTGTTTCAATTTTCATGGTGTTGATTTGTAAAGTTTTCCGCTGCCGGTTGCCGTGGCTGTCTCCACCCCGGTGAGAGTTGGCGACAGTTCCGGCGTCATGAATTGGACCCGGCAGCGGTTCCCTGTCTGACACTCGCCAGCGAGAAAGTTTTTCATGTTACGAGATTAGAAAGGTGATGATCGCGGCGGCGATGACGGCATAGACGATCAGCGTCCGGGTAAGTTTGCGCATCTTGCGGTCATGGTGGCATCCGCCTCGATACATTCGGCACATGAACTCAGCGTTCTTTTGGGCGTTGGTTTTCATTGCTCTGGATCGTTATGGTTTCTTGTAACCCATGCGTTTAGCATGACAAGAGCGGCCAGTGCGATCAGGAGGACTAGCGGGATGATGTAGCACATGGCGGGAATGGGTGGCATTGTAAATCCGTGGGAGAGTGCGGGCCGAAGTGGTTGTCAATCCAAATGGCGAGCAGGATTAGCAGAACGATAGCGAGGAAGTCTTTCATGGCCTTAAAAAAGTGAAAGCTGAGATTTCGCATTCTTGAGATTTTGAACGGCCTGGTTGAAATATGACTCTTTCAGCTCGCTCCCGATAAATCGGCGGTTGAGTTCCAACGCTCCGACTCCCTCACTTCCGATTCCCGCGAATGGAGAATAAACCAGATCTCTTTCGTTGCTCCATAGCTCAATCGCCCGCTCAATCACGTCGAGTTGCAGCGGGCAAATGTGGCGCTCGTCGGCGTGATCCCTCGCCCCGTCTTTATTCAATACTCGCCCTTGATCGACCGTCATCCAAACCGGCGATGCCACTTCCTGCCACCAATCTACAGGATATTTTGTCGGGTCTTTAGTGACTGGAACGGCATTCTCGCCCGGCTTGCGGAATACCAGCAGATAGTCGGCGCATCCAACCCTTGAGTCGGTGCTGTCAGCTTTGAGCGTCTTGTAAAGCAGCCCGTGCGCCTTAGTCCGTTGCATTTCGGTGACTGGCGATTTCCAGATGCAAATGCGTGAGTGAAATGCAAAGTCGTGTTTCCAAAACATGCGGACGATTTCACCGGAGAAGTCCTGAAACTCAATCTTGCCGTGCTTCCACTTGGTGCTAAGAAGGTCAACGCAATGCACTGCGACCTCGCGGCCCGGTTTCATGATCCTTGCAATCTCGGCAATCAGAATCTCGAAATGCTTGGTAAATTCTCCAAGGTCCGCACAATTCCCCATGTCCTGCAAATCGTCGGAGTAGGTGAAAAGGTCCGCGAATGGTGGCGAGAAAACAGAGAAGTCGATGGAGTCATCTTCGATTTGTTGCGCGACTCTCACGCAATCTCCGTGATGCAATTCCCATCCGTCTCCGGTGGCGGTGTCGATATTGGTTTTCATTGGCAGTTTCTTCATGGTGTCATTTTTGAAAGCGAGAGCGGCAATCTTCATGCGGTCCTGCATTACTGAGTGCTGATCCATCTTGCGTTTAACGGTGGCAAGTATCGCGCCTTCCGTGCGGGCTTGCACGATGTAGGCATTCACCGTGCGTTCCTGGCCGAAGCGATAGGACCGGCGCAAGGCTTGGTAGAAGTCCTCGAAAGAATAGGACAACCCGACAAATGCGACGTTGGCGCAATGCTGCCAGTTCATGCCGAATCCGCAGATTGACGGCTTGGAAATCAGGACTCTTGATTTTCCTTCTGAGAATGCGCGGAGACGGCTTTCCTTGTGCTCCGGCTTATCGCTTCCACGGACCTCCACTGCGTCTGGAATGCGCGATTTGAGCGCGTCCGCTTCGACGTTGGTATTGCACCATACGATCCAAGTTTCGTCTGAGTTGTTCACCATCACGGCAACCGCATCGGCGCGGTGTTCCGCAGTTTCACGAAGCTCCTTGTGCATCGTAGTCGCTGAAAGTGTGGCGTGCTTAAATAGATCCCCGCTTCCTTCGGCTGCCGTCTCGTCAACGTCAACGGTGATGGTTTGCAGATTGAGCAGCGGCAGAATGTATCCGTCATCATCAAAGCCAATATCGGACGGCTTGCCAATGCACGCGGCCCAGCTTGCCACCCATGCCCAAAATTCTTTCTCGGCGTGTTTCTTCAAACGCCAGTCTCCCGTGTTGAAAGTATCGTTGATGAAGAACGTCGCCAGCATTTGAGCGGGCGAACAAATCCCAAGAAAATCCGCGTGCTGGCCGAACTCCGTGTAGTCGTTTGGCGATGGTGTTGCGGTGCAGCAAAGACGATATGGTGTATCTGCAAAGCGATTCGTGAGCTTGATTCGTGTCTTGCCTGTGAAGTTTTTCAGGATGCTGGATTCATCCAACACCACGCCACCAAGAATCACGTCGTCGAACAGATCGAGCTTTTCGTAATTCGTGATATTGATTCCCGGCCCGACGTCCTCGCCGCTCTTGACGATGCGTGCTGAGTATCCGAAACTCTCGGCTTCCGCCAATGTCTGCGGAGCGACTGCAAGCGGCGTGAGTATCAAAACAGGCATCGCGGTATGGTCCGCAACCTGGCTAGCCCATTCCAACTGTTGCAACGTCTTACCAAGTCCGCATTCCTCAAACATCGCGGCGCGGCCTTTGCGGATGGCCCATTGCGTGACGTGCTTTTGGAAGTCAAACAGCGGCGCGGTGATCGGGCGCGGTTCAAATCCTGCCATGACAGCGCGGCGGCACTTGGTTTCAATGAACGAATCGTAATCAGAGATAATCATGGCTATTTAGTCGCTGGGATAAGTTCAGCATCGGGAATACCTTTGAGGACAACGCGCATGATTTGGCTACGCGCTTCCGGTTCACTGCGAGCAAGATAGGAAGTCTCTGTGCCGCAAAGGATGGTGTTGGCCGTTTTGATCGTGTATTTGTATCGTGTGCGTTTCATGGCAGGTTACGGCGTTTCTTTTCTTTGAGCAGTGCGGCCATGCGGGACGGCCATTTCGGGGATGACATCGGGAAGTTGAGAATGTGATACATCAACTCGAAATCGGACAGTGTGCTTACGGGTGGCATGGCTTTTTTCGGTTTCAGCGCAGACATAGCAGGACGGGTTCGGCCATCGGCTGCCGCATCTTGCGCATGTCCATTGGCGGTTCATGGCTTTGCTGTTTGAATTTCGCGGATGATGAGTTGATTGACCCAGGCGGACAGCGAGCGTCCGTCTTTGGCCGCTAGTCTTTTGCCGCCCTTCACCACGTTCGGGTCAAGGCAGAGGTTTTGAATCCGCTTGCTTGCGGCGGCTCGTTTTTTTGTCAGTGGTTTCATTGGCTGGTTTAGGAAGGTTACTTGATAGATTGGAGACGCCATGCGCCCATCAGCGGATTGCGGACGGCGCGATTTGCGCGGGTCGTGTGACCGGAAAAGAACACGTCAACATCGACGTGATTTAGTTCGTTGGAAGCGCGGACATTACCGATATGCGACCAGTCTTTGCAGTCGATGAGCCGACCAATCAGCTTGTCGCGGTCGGCTCCTTGGTAGGCTTTGAATGTGGCGGTCATCATGGCTGGTTTAGTTCCCCCGCCCCTCCCCTGCCCCTCCCCTGCCAAACTGACAGGAAAAGCGCGGGGAGGTTTGGGAGATTAGCGGATGCTGAGTATGGTGAAAATTTCCGGCCCCGACTTGGTTAACCGTTGCAAGTG